ATACATAATGTTATACAAACAATTATCAGGCGCCGTATTCGGCTGACCACTGCACTGTCCTCCAGGACACTGAACTATATTATCATAGTACCACAAAAGTGGACCCTCTAGATGGGAAAAGAGGGAATTACGTATGATATCATCTTCAGGTTTCCATGTCACGTCAAGTTCATGATAAATGTGGTTGTAGATCTTCTTCAACTGTTGAGCGAAGACAAGAGGTACACCAGCATCAAAGTTCTTAAAGTCAGCATCAAATCCAGAATCTCCAGCACGCAAAAGATAATTTGCTAGATCATCCCACTGAAACGAAGCACCATTAATACCCACTTTTAAAGGCAGGTCATCAAAAATGTCCACCATCGCTGCCACAGCAGCATGAGTGTACATTCGGTGCGCAATCGTAAAATCAATGGGACAAGCAGCAAATGATCTAGTCTTTCCATCCTTTATCTTCTGTTCCTTGAGCAATTCATCCTTGAGCGATCCACTAAAAACGACTGCAGTTCTCTTACCTTCTTTACAAGCGCGCAACAAACTGTCAACACAAAGTTCAACGCGGCGACCAACTGTTTTATTGAAACGGAACAGCAGATCACTTCCTTGCTCAAAAGCAATTTCCTTGGACTTTCCCTTAAATTCTGACCAAGTAGTGAAGGGGTAGCCAGGGCTACTCTTCCTATAGAGAGGATTAGATGAAGGGTAAAGTGAACACCCATTTATCGACTCTCTTTTAGAAAGAACACGAACAACCTTATGGCGACGGCGCAAAGCATTGACCAGGTAGGATGATATATCCAACGACACCCGATCAAGCAAAGCTTCGTCGACAACAGGTTGCTCATGACTCCACTTATTGATGGCATTTTCATAAGGGGAAAAGTCAGCGAGATTACCAACCTCCATTCTCTGATCTTTATGGGAAAGGACTGATGGCATATAACGCTCTGAGGAAAGAGGATGGGTCGAACGCAAATCACGCCAAGGCGATGGCCACAAACGAGTCTTTGAACACCGCTGCTTGTTGGGTAACACAACGGGTTTTCCATCCACTAGCACCCCAGAGTAACCAACATATTTGAAATGTTTAGTCGCCTCCGTAGTACCCTGAACTGGATCAGTGAGAACTACTGCTTGATGGGGTAAAACAGTAATCTCCTTAGACTCATTTGCAAACGACGCCAAGTCATCAGACAAGAGCAAACCAGCTAACGCCAACGCGGGGCTACTCGCATTGTGAATCCCTATGAACTTTTTCCTAGATTTGGAGTCATG